CTCAAGGTACGACTGGTACTCAAGGCGCTACAGGTGCGGGTACACAAGGCATCCAAGGCACTACAGGTACCCAAGGTATCACAGGTACACAAGGTACAACTGGTGCAGGCACTCAAGGTATCCAAGGTATCCAAGGGGTTCAAGGGGTCGTTGGAGCTCAGGGCATAAGTGGAGCGCAAGGCATACAGGGAGTTCAAGGTGGTATCGGTACACAGGGAGTTCAAGGTATCACTGGAACACAAGGAACACTAGGAACACAAGGAACTGTTGGTGCCGGAACACAAGGCATCCAAGGTATTACTGGCACACAAGGAACCTTAGGAACACAAGGCACAATCGGAGCAGGTACTCAAGGTATCCAAGGTATCACTGGAACACAAGGAACACTAGGAACACAAGGAACTGTTGGTGCCGGAACACAAGGCATCCAAGGTATTACTGGCACACAAGGCACTGTAGGAACTCAAGGTATTACTGGCACACAAGGTACCCTAGGAACACAGGGTATTACTGGTACTCAAGGCGCGGTAGGAACACAGGGCACGATTGGCACACAAGGTATCACTGGTACTCAAGGTATCCAAGGTATTCTTGGAACCCAGGGTGCAGTAGGTACGCAGGGCACAATCGGCACACAGGGTATCACAGGTACACAAGGCATTACTGGAACTCAAGGCACACTCGGTACTCAAGGCACACTCGGTACTCAAGGCACACTCGGTACTCAAGGTATCACCGGAACAGGCACACAAGGCATCCAAGGCATTACTGGAACACAGGGTATAAACGGAGCACAAGGTACTGTTGGTACTCAAGGTATCACCGGAACACAAGGCATAACTGGTACAGGTACTCAAGGCATCCAGGGTATTACCGGAGCACAAGGTACTATTGGTACTCAAGGCATTACCGGACCGGGAAATATAATAACTGCGGTTAACAATACCAGCATCACCACACTATATCCTGTGATGGTAGGTGCTGCTGCCAGTGGGCAAGTGGCCAATGTTACCACCGGTGGACTGGTATTTAATGCCGCAACCAATGCGCTGTCTATAACAGGTAATGTCACAGCCAACAATGGTATTTTTACCACGATTGTGAATGTGGCAAGTCATACCGGTGCGGTGGTCAGTGTAACAGGTAATGTTACCGGCAACTACTTTTTAGGAAACGGCGCAAGTCTTACCGGTGTTATCACCAGTGTGGCCAACATCAACAACGGCACAAGCAATGCCACAGTGGTCAGTTCAGGTGGCAATGTTGCTGTGGGCGTGGGCGGAACCAGCAATGTGGCTGTGTTTGCTACCACGGGTGAATACATCACCGGATTGCTGTCGGTGAGTGGCAACATCAATACCAGTGGGTCAGTGTCTGCTACTGGTAATGTCACTGCTAATAACATCATCACCAGCGGCTCCGGTGGAAATATCTCTGGCGCTAACATTATCACATCAACCACACTCAGTGCAACTGGCAATGTGGTTGCTAACAATGTTGTAGCAACCACCATTGTGAATGCAGTTAGTCTGACAGGAACTTTGGTAAGTGTGACCGGTAACATCACCGGCAATAACATTATCGCCAACATGTTTGCAACATCAAGTTCACTTTCGGGTAATATAACAGCCAACAATGGTATGTTTACCACCATAGTGAATGTGGCCAGCCACACAGGTACTATCGTATCAGTCACGGGCAATGTCACAGCCAACAACGGCATGTTTACCACCATAGTGAATGTGCCCAGCCACACAGGTACTATCGTATCAGTCACGGGTAACATCACCGGCGGCAATCTAAATACCACTGGAACCGTGAGCACATCTGGCAACGTCACTGCCAACAATGGCATGTTTACCACAATTGTGAATGTGGCCAGTGTCACTGGTACTGTGGTATCAGTGTCAGGAAATGTGACCGGTGGTAACATATTGACCGGTAACGTGATAAGCGCAACCGGCAACATTACCGGTGGCAACACATCCACTGCCGGTAATGCAATTGCAGGTAATGTCAACACCAATAGAGTAGTGGGCACAGCTCTGGCACTATCGAGTACCGGTAATTTGAATCTAAACTCCACCGGAAATGTAGTGTTGAGTGCCAACACATACATCAACAATCTTGCGTATCCTGCACAGAACTCAGATGCTGCCACCAAGGAATATGTTGATAACTTTGCCACAACTGGTATCTCATTCCATACACCAGTGTATGCAGCCACTGTGACCACGCTGGAAACAGCCACCAGTGGTGTCATAACCTATGCTCAACCCAACGGAGTGGCCAATGGTGTGGGTGCCACACTCACAACCACAGGCACATACAATCTTATCGATACTGCCAACATCCAGAGTGTGGGTCGCCGGGTGTTGGTTCAGAATCAAGCCAATGCGGTGCAAAACGGTATCTATACCTATGCCAACACTACTGCTATTGTTCGTGCCACAGACGCTGATGAATACGGTGCAGACAGCACTACAGCACTCAGCATCAACGACTACTTTTTCGTATCCAATGGCAATGTAAATGCCGGTGCTGCGTTTATCGTGAGTGCTCCGTCGGGCACAATCACATTTGGCACCAGCAACATCACTTTTGCACAGTTCAGCAGCAGTCAAGTGTACTCTGCTAATACCTCTGCTGGCATAAGTCTAACAGGCACAGTATTCAGTGCCCGGGTTGACAGCACAACCACTGCATTTGATGCAGGTGGTAATATCACGGTCAAGGCATCAGCTGCATTGACCACACCCAACATTGGCGCTGCCACAGGCACCAGTCTAAGCACCACCGGTAACATCACTGGCGGCAATCTCAATACTGCCGGAATCGTAAGCACATCAGGCAATGTTGTAGCCAACAATGTAATAGCTACCACTATCGTGAGTGCAGCAAGTATTATCGGGACCATAGTATCAGTAACAGGTAACATCACTGGTGCAAATGTCAACACCGGTGGAACGATCTCATCAACTGGTAACATCACTGTGAGCACCAATGGTCGTATTGGAGTAGGCACAACCAGTCCTGATACTGAACTTACTATTTTAGCAAACCCACAAACAGTAAGTTATCCTATTTTAGGTAACAGTACCACTATTGGAACAGATTTACACATAAGCGGAGCAGATGGAACGCAAACACGTATCACACAAGATGCATTTGGTACAAGTCAATACGTGGCATTTACTGGCCGTGCTGCCAGAGGCACTGCCGCTGCACCAACACAGACTCAGTCAGGCGATACCATTAGTCAGTTCACTGGTCGTGGATTCAGTATTGGAGATTTACAATTTGGAAATAATTCAAGTGGTCGAATAGACATAATAGCCGCAGAAGCTTTTACAGATACCAGCAGAGCCACCAATGTACAAATATTCACCACAGCATCTGGTGCTATAACTCCCACAGCGGTGGCCACTTTTTCCAGTGCAACTGGCCTAAGTCTTGTAGGTAATATCACAGCAGCCGGTGCTGTGTTTGGAGCAGGCAACATCAGTACAACTGGTAATGTGCAAGGTGGCAACGGGGTATTCACCACTATTGTGAGTGCGGCCAGCTTTACTGGTGGATTGGTCAGTGTAACAGGTAATATCACAGCCAACAATATCATTGCCAACATATTTGCAACATCAAGTTCACTTTCAGGCAATATCACTGCCAACAATGTGATAGCAACCACTATCGCAAATGCTGCCAGCTTCACAGGTGGGTTGGTGAGTGTAACAGGTAATGTCACAGCCAACAATGGCGTGTTTACCACTATTGTGAACACAGCCAGCTTTACTGGCGCAGTGGTAAGTGTATCGGGCAACATCACCGGTGGCAATCTAAACACCACTGGAACCGTGAGCACATCGGGCAACATCACAGCCAACAATGGTATCTTTACAACCATAGTGAACACAGCCAGCTTTACTGGTGCTGTGGTGTCAGTTACTGGTAACATCAATGGCGCTAACATAGTAGGCACCGCACTCAGTGCCACAGGCAATGTGGTCTCTAACAATGTGGTAGCAACCACTATTGTGAGCGCAGCAAGCCACACAGGAACCTTAGTATCAGTAACAGGTAATGTGAACGGTGGCAACTTGATATCAGCTGCCTTGATTCAAGGCGCCACAGTATCCAGTTCAGGCAACGTGGTCACAGTGGGCATTGCCGCATCAGGTAATATATCGGCAACTGCCAACATACAAGGCGGTAATATATCCACAGCTGGTAATGTGAATGGTGGCAACTTAATAACAGCAGCACTTGTTCAAGGTGCCACAGTAAGCAGTTCGGGCAACGTGGTCACAGTAGGTGTGGCGGCGTCAGGTAATATCAGTGCAACTGGTAATGTGCAGGGTGGAAATGGTGTATTCACCACTATTGTTAACGTGGCCAGCCACACAGGCGCTGTGGTATCAGTCACAGGTAACATCACTGCCGCTGGCGCCACGCTTGGTGCAGGCAACTTATCTACCACTGGTAACATCACGGCCGGTTATTACTTTGGTAATGGAGCATTGCTCACAGGTATAATCACAAGTGTGGCCAATATCAACAACGGCACAAGTAACATTAGTATAGCCACTGCTAACGGCAATGCCACAGTAAGTATTGGTGGCACCAGCAACGTAGCAGTTTTTGCTACCACAGGTGAGTATGTGACTGGATTGATTTCAGCATCAGGTAATGTTATTGCTAATAATGGCATGTTTACCACCATCGTGAACACCACCAGCTTCACCGGTGCTGTGGTGAGTGTGGCCGGTAATATCACTGGTGGCAATGTGAACACAACTGTGGTTAACGGTGCCACCATGACCATCAGTACCTCAGCTGGTAATGCCAATATTGTGCTCACACCAAATGGAACTGGTAATGTTACTACTGCTGCTAATCTAAGTGTCACCGGCAATATCACTGGTGGTAATATCAGCACAGCAGGATCCGGCGGTAATATCACTGGTGCCAATGTGGTTTCCGCTACCACAGTTTCTGCTACCACACTCAGTGCTATCGGCAATGTGATTGCCAACAACATGATTGCGACTACTATAGTCAGCGCAGCCAGCCACACAGGTGGATTGGTGAGTGTCACAGGCAATATAACAGCGGCCGGCGGAGTATTTGGATCGGGTAATATTTCAACCACCGGCAACATTCAAGGCGGCAACTTTGTAGGTGCAGTGGCAGCTACCACAGTGAGTGCTTCGGGTAATGTAAACGGTGGCAACTTGATATCTGCTGCATTGGTACAAGGTGTAACTGTATCCAGTTCGGGTAACGTGGTTGCCAATAATGTGATAGCCACTACTATATCAAATGCAGCCAGTTTCACTGGTGGATTGGTATCAGTTACTGGTAATGTTACTGCCAACAATATCATTGCCAACGTATCTGCAACATCAAGTTCACTTTCAGGCAACATCACAGCCAACAATGGCATGTTTACCACCATAGTAAACACTGCCAGTTTCACTGGTGGATTGGTATCAGTTACTGGTAATGTTACTGCTGGCAATGTAAACACCACAGTGGTCACCGGTGGCACAATCACTATCAGCACTACTACCGCTAATGCCAACATCGCACTCACTCCAAACGGAACAGGCAATGTGAATACTGGTGCCAACGTAAGCGTCACCGGTAATGTGAAAGCAGCAGGCTATACCTATGCCAACGGTGCAGCAGTGGCAGGTTCTGGGCCACAAGGTACCACAGGTTCTCAAGGAACCACGGGTACACAAGGCGCAACAGGTACGCAAGGCATTACTGGCATACAGGGCGCAACAGGCGCTCAGGGCATAACCGGTGCCCAAGGCACAGCTGGCACAAATGGCACACAAGGTGCCACAGGCACGCAAGGTGCCACAGGCACGCAAGGTGCCACAGGCGCTCAAGGCACAGCTGGTACCAATGGCGCTCAGGGTGTACAAGGTGTCACGGGCGCTCAAGGAACCACAGGTGCTCAAGGCACACAGGGTGTGCAAGGCGGTATTGGCGCCCAAGGCGTGACCGGTGCCCAGGGTGCCACAGGTGCTCAAGGCATCACAGGTGCTCAAGGTGCAACAGGTGCTCAAGGCACAGCTGGTACCAATGGCGCTCAAGGCACAACAGGAACACAAGGTACAACCGGTACTCAAGGCACCGCAGGCCCGAGTACCACTATAAACTCTACAGATGATACCACTACTAATGCGGCATTTTACCCAGTTTTTGTAGCAGCCACTGGTAGTAACCAAACCGCCAAATCAGCCACAACCAAACTGAGTTTCAACCCCAGCACCGGGCAATTATCGACTACCTCTACCAAAGCATTGTATGCTGACTTGGCTGAAATGTATGCTGCTGACTCTTTATACAATCCAGGAACAGTGTTGATATTTGGTGGAAATCAAGAAGTCACCATCAGTACTCAAACTCACGATAATCGAGTGGTTGGCGTGGTCAGTACAAATCCTGCACATGTGATGAACTCGGGATTACAAGGTGAATTTACAGTGGCAGTGGCACTGAGTGGTCGTGTTCCTGTGAGCGTGATTGGTAATATCACCGCAGGCGATCGAGTGGTCACAAGCAATCGAGCAGGTGTGGCCGAAGCCTTGGACATGGCACAATATCAACCTGGTGTGATAATCGGCAAAGCCTTGCAGAGTTATTCAGGTAACGGCGTTGGCGTGATTGAAGTGGTGGTGGGCAGACTGTAATTCTAACTGCCGCCCGCTGTTGGCATAAATGTTAGTATGACATTGAGCCAACAAATCTATCAAGATGGTCTGACCAAACCGGTTATCGCAGCCGGTGGAACCATACATCCTCTCATCATTCCAGCCGAACTTACCAACGGAACCGGCCTGATGAATCCCAGCATCTTCATCGACGGCGACAAAATTTTGGTAAATCTACGCCATGTGAACTACACACTTTGGCACAGCGAAAACAAAAAGTTTGAACACAGATATGGACCGCTGCAATATCTGCATCCGGAAAACGATCATCATCTGCGTACCTGGAACTACTTGCTCACAATGAATCCAGACATGACCATAGCCACCACACAGGCCATAGACACTTCGGCACATGATGTAGAACCCGTCTGGACATTTGTGGGCCTGGAAGATGCCAGGATACAACGCTGGAATGGTAGACTTTGGATCTCTGGTGTGCGTAGAGATACTACCACAAACGGACAGGGCCGAATGGAACTGAGCGAACTGTCGATTACCGATACCGGTGTGAAGGAGATCCTGCGTCGACGCATCCCTGCACCCGGCGCGGATGATACCTACTGCGAAAAAAACTGGATGCCGGTGCTGGATCAACCCTACACCTATGTAAAATGGGCCAATCCCACAGAAGTGGTTCGTTACGATCTTGACACTGGAACAACAGTCACTACACACCTTGATCCCAACAGTGGTATTCCTGGAGTTCCGGATTTCCGCGGCGGCAGTCAAGTGATCCCCTACGGTGACAACTACATTGCCTTGGTTCACGAAGTGAACTTGTTCAAGAGCGAAGCCGGTGAAAAAGATGCCACATACAAGCACAGATTCCTCATGTGGGATCGAGACTGGAACATGCTGGCCTACACTGATGCATTCAGTCTCATGAAAGCAGACATTGAATTCTGCACCGGCGCTGCCTGGTACAAAAACGAACTGTTGCTGACTTTTGGATTCCAAGACAATGCTGCATTTATTTTAAAGATGCCACGAGCATGTGTGGACCAGTTCCTGTCTCAAGCCAATCGTGTTCCTCAAGTTCCTACCATGACCACACCGGATGGTGTCAAGCACGAGTTTGACTGGGGTGTGGCAGCCAACAACGCCTGGTTCCATAACACAGTGAAAAAAGAGATCTTTGCGGATGACACATACCAAAGATTTTTTAGAATAAACTCCGGAGATGTGGTAGTGGATATTGGTGCCAGTGCCGGTCCATTTGTATGGAGCATTGTGTCACAACAGCCCGGCCGAGTGATCTGCCTTGAACCACATCAAGATTTGTATCCTACTCTGGTGAAAAATGTCAGCCACACTGGACTAGATGTCACCGCCATAAATCAGGCACTGGGTCATTCTGATGGCATGAACTATCTATCAGGTCTCTACGACGAAACCAAACAAGCACACAGTGACGGAACAGATGGTGTGGTTCTAGAAACCATCAAGTTCAGCACCTTGATCAAACAACAGAATCTCACACACATAGACTTCCTCAAGATAGACTGCGAAGGCGGAGAATACGACCTTTTCACAGATGAAAATCATGAATGGATCATGAACAATGTGCGTAAGATAGCCATGGAGATCCATTTAAACACTCCTGAACAAAAAGCCAAGTTCCGTCAATTCAGAGATACTTATTTGCGAGAGTTTACCAACTTCCACATACTCAGCATTGACTATGTGGATATCAAATGGTCCGTGTTTGAAGATTGGTTTGCGGACCATTATGCCGCTTGCATGCTGTATATCGACAACACAGTTTCACCACGCAACAAGAAAAAATGGCAGCACTATCCCGCACCCACACTGGAAATCACCACAATCATTCCTGAAAAAGGTTGTGTGGTTGATTGTGTGTTCTGTCCGCAACGCACCTTGGAAGAAGTGTATAAAGGCAACAGGATCATGACATTGGAAGATTACAAGAGCATGATCGACAAAGTGCCTACAGATGTGCGTATTACCTTTGCTGGATTCACAGAACCCTGGATGAACAAATACTGCACAGAAATGGTCGTGTATGCACATGATCAAGGGCATCCTGTTAGTGTATTCACCACAGGTGTTGGAGTGAGTGTGGAAGACATGGAAGCCATAGCACACATACCATTTGCCGGCAATCCCAACGGTGGATTTGTGCTGCACTTGCCCGACGCAGAGATGTTGGCACGCCATCCGATCACTCCGGGGTACATCAAGACCTTGGAATGGTTCCGAGACAATCACCACAGGATCAAGAACTTTTCCAAGATGAGCATGGGTGCTGAACTACATCCCAGCATCCGACACATATTTGATTCAGCGCCCAGTTATGCCATGTGGAGTAGAGCCGGCAACTTGTTCCGTGAAGCAGTGGCCAAACCACAGCTGATTACCTTGAGAGATCGTTGGAACGCAATCACACATGAAGGTCCGAAAACCTGCGGCTGTGTGGAAGGCTTGTATCACAATGTGCTGCTGCCCAATGGTGATGTGAGCTTGTGCTGCATGGACTATGGCCTAGATCACATCATTGGCAACTTGCACGAGCAAACATATGAAGATGTGATTCCTCAAGACCAGACCTGCTTCACGCTGTGCAACTCTTGTGAGAATGCCACAGATCCACGAGTGATAAACTTTATAAAATGAAATACCTACATCAGTATATTGAAAACTCTGAAGATTCCACAATCAACTTCTTGCTGGGACAGGAATATGAAAACCTAGGGCAGACTGGTGCAGCAGTGAGTTTCTATCTACGCACAGCAGAACGCAGCACAACCGACCAGCAACAGTATGAAGCACTCATGCGATGCTGTATCTGTTTGGAAAAACAAAAAACACGAGACGACACTGAAAAAGGGCTGTTACTCAAAGCCATTGCATTGATCTCAAATCGTCCAGAAGCATACTTCTTGTTGAGCAGGTTGTATGAAAAACATCGCGAATGGCAGGAAAGTTATACCACAGCAGAGTTAGGTCTTACCTATGGCAACTTTGATCTCACACCTGTGGCCACCGATCAGTATCCGGGCTACTGTGGATTGCTATTCCAGAAAGGTGTGGCCAGCTGGCATGTGGGACTCACTGAACAGAGTCGCCAGATCATGGTGCATCTCAGAGACAATTTTGTCATGCATCAGGTATACAAAAATGCCATCGAATACAACTTGAAAACCTGTGGCATGCCCAAATCATCCTGGGCCGAAACCAAGTCAGCACCTGCTGTACACCTATCACGACGCAGTTCAGACCTGTTCAGTTCACAACCTCAACCGGGTGTGTGGATCGTGGACAACTTCTATCGAGATCCCGACACTATCAGGAACATGGCATTGGAACAAGAATACGATCAAGGCGGCATTGGTCGGTATTACATAGGCAATCGAACCAAGCAGCAATTCTTGTTTCCGGGATTGAAAGAAGAATTTGAATACATCATGAATCGCCGGATTGAAAAATGGGAAGAACACGGCATGAATGGCCGATTCCAAGTATGTAAAGAAGGTGAACCTTTGGTGTATCATTGTGATCCACAACGCTGGGCCGGCATGCTGTATCTCACACCTGGCGCACCTTATCAGTCGGGCACGTCTACTCATGCACTGAAAGGCACAGATGTGCGGCATCTCAGTCATCCGGATATCAGCAAATGTTTTAGACCCGGCAGTCAGAATCTGGACAGAACCATATTTGAGCCTGTAGACACATTTGGCAATGTGTACAATCGCCTGGTGATCTTCAATGCCGGATACTTGCATTCGGCCACGGACTACTTTGGATACAACAATGACAACTGCCGATTATGGCAGATGTTCTTCTTTGATTAAACGCAGGTGATTTCTAGACTGGCTATCTTTTTCTGGATAGCATCAAGATTCACTGTGTTCCGTAGGCCAGGATGCAAAGGTCTTGGCAATCTTCCACTCTGTATCCAAGCATAGCCCACATGTTCGTGATTGAGTTCAGGAATGAATTCATGATCCACTCTGCACCAGAAGGTGTGATATTCAAATCCTCCATCCGGCGAAGTGAACATTTCTATAGGGATCAACTGCTGATACTCGGGCATGCTGCCCAGCTCTTCTGAACATTCTCGTTCCACTGCTGCCATCAATGATTCCGCAGCTTCCACTTTGCCACCAGCCAAGCCCCAGGTATCGGGATATTTGGAATCATTGCGTAAGAGATATAGATAGCAGCGTGTTCTCACGCAATAGAACCACACACCCACTGCTTTTACAACACAAGAGTCCATTCGCCTCCAGGATAAAGACCATCTATACTCTTGACCCACTTGGTGCCGTCCCAGTAGTATTGGATGCCAGTGGTTAGATTTGTGACATATTGCGGACCTGTGGTACTTTGACTGTGAAATGCAATCACCCATCTTGCCCCATCAAATTCAATGATATCATTGGCATTGGCGATCAAAGGTTGGTTATTGACTCCCAGCCATGCCATGGGATTGCTTGGATTACTCTCACTGCCAGTGCTTTCATTCAACAAGTATCTCTGTCCAATCATGCTGCTGTCCAATCCATCTTGAGGACCAGTAGTCAATGGGTTGACCACAGCATCCACAGGACTTAGAGTGTTTTGTGGCATAGTGTCTGGGTCAATGTTGTAGATCAACAATCGATCATCTGCAGGGTTCACAGCGATGGTACCAACCACACGCGGCCCGTTGTCAGAGTCCCAAGGATCGGCCAGGGTGATATAACTGATTCCGGGTCTCAATACTCCATACATGCCAATCACGCTGGGCCAGGTGATCTGAGGATTTTCTGTCACAGGAAATCCAAAAGGATCTAGGCTTAATCTATCCGGATGTACCGGTGGTTGGGTTGATTGTAGTACCTGTAGTTGATTGTCCAGCAGTAGAACTTGATATCCTCCAGGAGTGACCTTGACTCTGGTGCCCAGCAACAAGTCACTATTGCTAATGGCATTTACAGTATCACCATGTGCATCAAAAATACTGGCAATCACACGCTCTACCACACCCAGTTTCTTGATCTTGGCCGGCGATGAAATCCAGATGGGCATGCTGAATGTCATGGTCATGATGTCTATAGGATCGCCGGTGCCCTGGGGAACAGACCTGCTGGTCCACTTGACATTGTCAAGATTGCACACAGTGAGGCTGGTCCAATCAATATAGTTGTCTGTGGCCTGGACCTCCAGTGCAGGATTGAACAAGGTGGCGATCTGTTCAAACAACTGCATCTTCTGATTGGTATTACTTGTCCAAATGTCCAGATCCACTGTGAGTTTGTATGGCACAGGCATGAGTCGTTCCACCTGGAAAGCATTGCCCTGTGTGGTCTCATAACTTTCTGTTCCCGGATCCCAAGTACGCTGACGCACAAACATCTTGTTCACATGATATGGTTCTTGCATGCGTTCACGGTCATAAGTGACTCCAGTGATGTGGAAAGTCATCAAGGGCGTGGCATTCAAGCTGTTGGCTGAATTCTGGTTCAGTATGGTCTGTGCATTTCTACTGGCATCTCCATAGCGTATGGGCACACGCACTAGGTCGGTGGTACCCTGTTCGTCTCGACCATATTCAACTTCAAACAAACTGAACATGCGTGTGAACTGCAATAGATACCGACGGATTTGCTCGTCATAAAAGAACATTTGACTCATTTAGCTGCTTTTCTGGAAAGGTTGTGTTGGCGGAAACGGATTGGGTGGTAGATTGCCGCCCTGCTCACCATTGGCCATATTGGGTTGCAGAGCCTCACTTAAACTCTGACGACTGGGTATATTGCCAAGATCCGTGGTATTCACTGTGTATGTATTATTAACGAAACTGGAGCGTAAAGTATCGTTGGTGGATCCTGGAGTGAGATTGGTTCGTACCTTGCTTTCTATCTTGACCCAAGTCCTGCCATTAAAGCGGAACAAGCGATTTGGAAAGTAATCTAACCTCAATGCAAACTGTCCGGCAATGGGATTGGGTGGAAAATTAACCCCGGCCGTGACAGGCAAGCCATTGGGCGCTTGACCATCACCGGTTAGATAACCTGCGGTATAACCATCGCCAGTGGGCGTGATGCCTTGGTTTGCCACGTTGCGGTCAGCAGTGGTGATGGTGTAGTCTGCGGTGTATGTGGCAGATTCGGGATTGGCAGGCGTGCCATCTGGGTTTGTGGCAAGTATGTAAAACTTCACCACATCAAATCCTGATGTGGGCACTTCGGCTTCGGCCTGAGCAAGTATAGCATCGTTGATCTCCAGATTCCTGGGTCGGGTGCTTTGTTGATTTTCAATAGTGGTAGGATTAGTGACCAAGGTCCAATATTCCGTGTTGTTGATATCTGTGCCCGGTGGCACATTCTTGTTTGATGTATAGTAAGTATCGCCGTAGAGCACTGTGACACCGCCTGGATAAAAATTGCCCGGATCCCAGATGTTGATGGGCTCAAAAGGTTGTTTGGTAATCTCATTGAATTCCTGACTGTTGACCATGGGTGTGGCCTTCACACGCCACAAGTGAGGCAACCAAGTCTGACTGAAACCTTCAGCAGCAAAAGACGCATCTTGGATCACATACCATTTGGGTAATGCTCTGGGTATGGCACTGTCTAGGGGATTGTAGTCTCGGAGATTGGGCAGTTCCAATACATCACCGTTCATGAGTTTACGACCCATGGTGTCAATCATGTTGTTGTAGTGAAATGTGATGAACAAGGTATCGTTGTTCAAGAACAAGCCAAATTGGGTAAGATCAAAGTCAAGATCCTGTTGTCGATAAATGCCACGCATGACATAGATATCTTTGTCGTAGGCTCGGTCACGATTTTCTAACAGCAGCAAATCTTCGATAAACAGCGGGTTTGTTGAGTCGTATTTGGGCAGGGTAGCGTCGTTGTTACCAGTGTTATCGTTGGTGAGCGGTCCCAAGTATTTGTGCAAATACATGTCCACCCCGCCGACCTGATACATTTCACTGATTGTGCGGTCAAAAAAACGGTAATCCGCGGTGCGATTGGGACGGTATAGACTGAGTCTTGGCATGGTGTTGTATTTATGGGCAGGTTGACCGGAAAGTCTGCTTCAGTTATAATACTCACATGAAAGTCATAAAGTTAGACCGCAGATACAAACCGCATAAAGAAGCCGGATACGAAGCTGGCCTACGGTTTGAGGGATGGTGGGATGAAAAAGACAACATCAACCAGATTGAACGAATCTGCCGAAGTCGCTTGAAAAGCGGCTGGACCGCCCTGCACTCTGATTGGGTTTCATATTTTGGAAAACGGAAACACAGCGAGCCCACACCCTACTATGTGATGTTCCGTAAAGAATCAGACATGACATTTGTGCTGATGTGCGCGGACTTGACCAAAAAAGCCTGATGTGCTATAATTACATCATAAACACCGGCAAAGGAACCCTATGGCAACTCTAGTAGCAAAAGCAAACATCAAACCGCTGAACCCACGCAGCCCCGACACAAAATATGTTGGACACGAACCTGAGTGGCGTGTGCAACCCACGGAAAATCGTTCCAGCAAGTTCAGCAATGCTTTTGGCTGGTACAACTATTTCTACGGCAAAAAAGATGCCAAGGACTTTATCGCCAGTTACTTGGATGCACACAATCGCACCCGAGACGCTCGCCGTATCCGCACCCTTCCTGACAGCCAAGTGCGACTGACCACAGGCTGGCTGTGCCGCATGAGCACAATGGGACTGGAACTCACAGATCAGGAACAGATCAAACTGGACAATTTGATCCTGGAACTCCTGGCAGAAAAACAAGCAGAACCTGTGGAAGCAGTGGAAGTAAAACCCGCTGGGCCTACTATCCAGGATCGCTTGAAGGAAAAAGCGTCGGAATGTGCCGGCGAGATTGAAGGCCTGTTTGACGACTTCATTGCCGCAGGTGCCAAGATGTCGGCACAATTCCAGCCCATCACCATCATCCGTGGACACAATGTAGCACCGCAGTTGATCCATCAGATCCAGCAGATCTGGAAAAACCACTTGACTGAACTGGAAGCAGTGGTGGCAGGCAAGGATGCACAGTTGGTAGAAGGCTACGGCTATTTGACCAAGACTCAGCTCAAGCAACTGGTAAAGTTTGCTGAGCAGGTGATCACTGACTGCAATAACTATGTGCAGATCAAGAAAGTGGAACGCAAACCCAGGGCCAAGAAAGCAGTGAGTGCTGAAAAAGTCACAGCCCGGTTCAAGTATCTCAAGACATTCCCAGACCTCAAACTGGTTAGTGAACCTGCGGTGAAACTGGTTGATGCCACAGAAGCCTGGCTCTACGACACTGTGAAACGCAAACTGATCCATGTGGTTGGTGATGCACATCGTGGCAACTTCACTGTGAAGAGTTCTGCTGTGATTGGCTTTGACACAGGCACAAGTTCGCAGAAAACCCTGCGTAAGCCAGCAGAGACCTTGAAAGCATTGTTGGCAGCAGGCAAGCCGGCCACACGCAAGATCTTCAAAGAGTTAAGCACCACAGAGACCCAATGGAACGGGCGTGGTAACGACAACTTGATCATCCTCAAGGTCTGGTAATGTGCTAAATATCAGGGACGGAGTCCCTGATGCAAGAACAACAACCCATAGATTTAGTAACACTCAAAAACAACCTTTTTGAGTATGTGCGCCTACAATTGGGCAGCCAGATCATTGATATTGAACTGGACCCGGCTCACTTTGAAGCAGCATATCAGAAGACCATTGGCACCTACCGTCAACGGGCCAATAATGCGTATGAAGAGTCATACAGCTTCATGCAGTTGGTCAACCAGCAAAACATCTACACCTTGCCCCAGGAAGTGCAGAGTGTGCGACAGATCTTCAAAAGAACCTTTGGTATAGCGTCAGGGCCCATGGGCTCAAACTTTGATCCGTTCAGTCAGGCACAGATGAATGTGTACCTAATCAACTTTAACCAATCAGGTGGCCTAGCCACATACGATTTCTACAGTCAGTACGTGGAACTGGCTGCTAGGATGTTTGGTGGATTCTTAAACTACACCTGGAATCCTGTCACAAAGAAACTACAAATCATCCGTAACCCAGCAGGTGGCGGCGAAGTTGTTCTGCTGTGGACCTACAATCTCAAGCCAGAGATCCAGTTGTTGAGTGACTTCCAGATCCAGCAATGGATACGCGATTACACTACAGCGGCTTGCAAGATGATCATTGGTGAAGCCCGAGAGAAATTTGGCACTATCGCTGGACCCAATGGAGGAGGCACACTGAACGGTGCAGCCATGAAAGCCGAAGCCAAAGAAGAGATGGCAGATTGCATCAAGCAATTGGTGAATTATGTGGATGGAAGTCAGCCGTTAACCTTTGTGATTGGCTAAGATCTGTGCTATAATCAGCACATGGCTGATCTAATGATTGATATTGAAACAGTAGGCACAGGCCCAGAAGCCTGTATCCTGACCATCGCTGCCCAGACATTTGACCCACTGGGCACGGGCTACTACCCACATAAATTCTATGCTAGAATAGATCCGGACAGTCAACCTGACCGCAACATCGAACAGGGCACCATTGACTGGTGGGCAACTCAACCCGCAGAAGCACAGGAAGAAGCATTTGGCTCGGACAATAGAATCCCGCTAGACACAGCATTGGAAGAACTGGGCAAGTTGATCTGGAAAAGCAAACGCATCTGGGCACAGGGTCCTACATTTGACATGAACATTCTTGAGCATGCTTATAAGAGTTTTGGTCGTCCGCTGCCCTGGAAGTATTACATAGTTCGTGATAGTCGCACTGTGTTTTCATTGTGGCCCAACTTGCCAAAGCCGCCAACCAGTCACCATGCACTGGAAGATTGCAGGCGTCAGATTGAACTGCTACAAACAACATTAAAACATCTAAACATAAAGGAACTGGTATGATCATTGGAATCTGCGGATTCATCGGTGCAGGTAAAGACACTGCTGCTGACTATTTGGTAAACTTTCACGGCTTTCGTCGTGATTCATTTGCAGCCACACTCAAGGACGCTGTGGCAGCGGTGTTTGGTTGGGATCGAGAACTGCTGGAAGGCCGCACACGGTCTGCTCGAGAGTGGCGTGAGCAAGTGGATCCTTGGTGGGCTGAACGGCTTGGCATGCCGCACTTGACTCCGCGCTGGATATTGCAACATTGGGGGACAGAAGTGGGCAGAAACGCTTTCCACACTGACATCTGGATCGCTAGTTTAGAAAACAAGTTGCGTCGAAGTTCAGATAATATAGTGATTTCAGATTGCAGATTCCGCAACGAAGTAGCTGCTATCAAGAATCAAGGTGGGCGTGTGATCTGGGTGCAGCGTGGAATGATTCCGCACTGGTATGACATAGCAGCCAAAGCCAATCACGGTGATGAAGCAGCACAGCGTTGGTTGGATTCGGAAGGCGTGCATGCCAGTGAATATTCATGGGCCGGCACCACATTTGACCATGTTGTGGAAAACAATTCCACAGTGGACGATCTATACCGTCAACTCAACGATCTGCTTGCAGTGGGTTTGGCACCCAAGGAACGTCTAGCCGGCGCACTTCCTCTACACAATTCAAACACACAGTCCTGAGATTGTTCAGGGCAACATTCCGCATGTTGCCATCCATGTGATATACTAGCGTCTGGCTGGCGTACCTAGGTCGAAACCCACAGCGATCGCATGTGGGTTTTTTCTTGTATCCTGCCTTTTTCCATAGTGCCTCCGGTGGCCGGATCTTCTTGTTTCGCCGGATACAGTGATCGCATCGGGCTCGATAGTGCGTGATACTTTCTCGAACATAGTTCACTGCCACTAGGCGTTGGTTGCAGGCGGTACACATGGGTCTCATGGGGTATTTAGTACATAAACCTTTGCAAAGGGCATCTCAACTCCGTGAGTTTTGACCACATCCGATAAATATCTACAACAGTTTTTAAAGGAGCCAACATGGCACTAGTATCACCCGGAGTCCAAGTCACAGTTATTGACGAAAGTCAATACCTTCCAGCAGCCACAAATTCAGTACCTTACTTTTTGATTGCTACAGCACAGAACAAAGTATCAGGTTCGGGAGTTGGAGTAGCAGCAGGAACCCTAGAAGCCAACGCGAATCGCGTGTATCTGATCACCAGCCAGAGAGATCTTTCAGCCACATTTGGCAATCCATTCTTCTACAAGACCACAGCAGGCACACCCATCAATGGTTACGAACTCAACGAATACGGCTTGTTGGCTGCTTTTTCTGCACTGGGCGTGACCAATCGTGCTTATGTTCAACGGGTGGACATTGATCTTACTGAACTCACTGCCACCTTGGTCCGCCCTACAGGTGAACCCGACAATGGTACATATTGGTTGAATACTGCTGTGACTCAATGGGGTATCTTTGAATGGAATCAGACCACAGGTGCATTCACCAGTATAACACCCAGCGTGATCACCAGCACTACAGAACTCAGTTTTGGAGTACCACTGCAAGACTACGGCGCGATCGGTGATTACACCGTGGTGGCCACCAACACAGCCAATCCAGTATATTACAAGAATGGCGCAGTGGTAGCTGCAACAGGTAATTCGTCTACTCTTAGCGGTTTGTATAATAGCTGGGTGCTGGTAGGCAGCGACGATTGGAAATTGAGTTGGCCTGCTGTGCAAGGTGCCAATGCAGTGACCGCAACACTCTCCGCAGGCAACACCATTGTGATCAATGGTACATCAGTGGCAGTTCCTGCGGCATCCAACAACACCATCCAAGGACTCAGTGCTGCGATCAACACTGCCAATATCACTGGTGTGTATTCTGCTGTGATTGATAACAAACTGTGCTTGTTTGCTGACAGTTCAGCCACAGCTGACGGGTCCACAGCAGATGATGGTATCATCTTGATCAGTTCTGTGGGATCAACATCAGGATTGTTGACTACATTAGGACTTACCGCAGATACCACATATTACGCGCCCGGCCTGCAACAAAGTCCTAGCTACCAAAACCCACGTTGGAGAGCCACTGACACCACTCCGCGCCCCACAGGCAGCGTGTGGAACAAGACTACTGCACAAAATCTTGGTACTGCCCTGATCGTGGAAAAATACAGCACACCATTGGGTGTGTGGGTGGCACAGTCTGCCCTGGTTTATCAAAATGACTGGAATGCCAATGCTGCACTGGACGCCACCGGCGGCGGAAAGAATATTCCTGCCGGCACAACCTATACACAATACAATGTGGATCCTGCCCCAAGTGGGGAGTCTGCATGGAGTGCCAGTACTGCTTACGTGGTTGGAGATCGAGTGATATACAACACTCTAACATATATTTCTATACAGAACGGAACAAATCGGAATCCTGCAACACAGACTGCATATTGGACAGAAATTCAAAATGATTTGCCTTATAACAGTACCTACACTCTGCAGATATTTGAACGCAATCCAGCAGGCGCTACTATAGTAACTGGCAGCACCAGCACACCTACATTCACCAATGGCAATCAGTTCACCATCACCACAAGCCTGGCTAACTCCACCTCACTAAGTAGCACAGTTACTGTCACAGTGAATGGAACTGATGCAGCCGCATTTATCACCGCTGTAAGTTCTGCAGGTTTGCCAAATGTGGTTGCCACTGTGAGCAGTACCGGTGCTATCGTACTCACACAAAGCATCGGCGGCGTTATACTGTTGCAAAATGTTGGCTCGGGTACTGCCGTGGGTGCTGCTGGATTCTCCACCAGCACCACAGGTTGCCGCAACATCGTGGACGACAATCAAACCGCTTTCTTGCAACTCAGTGGATGGATTCCACTGGTGTACACGGCCAGCGCCACTGCACCTGATCAAGATCCTACAAATGGCAGATACTGGTATTACTCAACTACCAATCAAGTGGATATCATGATCCAGGGTGGTTCTGGATGGGTAGGATATCAGAATGAAACCAACGACACACGTGGGTTTGATCTGTCGGATACCAATCCTACCGGACCAATTATTTCCACCACAGCACCTACCACACAGACCGACAGTACACCGTTGGTGTACGGCGATATCTGGATTGACACCAGCGATCTTGAAATCTATCCGGTGATCAAGCGTTGGCAACAAGTGGATGGGGTGAATCAGTGGGTACTGATCGACAACACTGATCAACAAACATCAAATGGTGTGTTATTCTCTGATGCTCGTTGGAGCACCACAGGCACGGTGAATCCCATCACTGGAGATTTGCCCAGCATCACATCACTGTTGACCAGCGATTACTTGGATGCGGATGCACCTGATTACGCTCTATATCCAGCAGGTATGCTGCTGTTCAACACACGTCGCTCAGGATTCAATGTAAAGAGCTTTGAAGTTGATTACTTCAATGCTCAGAGTTTTAGCTATCCTACCTGGAACAGTACCACCACCTATGCCGTGGGAGATCAGGTATTGTACAATGCTGTACTGTATGTGGCAATCCAAGCCGGCAGCAATCAAAACCCTGCCACACAGACTTCCTACTGGGATCTGTTGGAAACCAATTCTTGGGTCACAGCTTCTGGCAATCGAGTAGATGGGTCACCGAACATGGGACGTTTTGCTCAACGTACTTTGATTGTGGCTGCACTAAAATCAGGAATTGATACTAGTGTGACCCTGCGTGAAGAACAAGCACAATTCAATCTCATAGCTTGCACTGCATATCCTGAACTGATCCCCAACATGATAGCACTCAGCAACGAACGCAATAATACTGCTTTCGTGGTAGGGGATACTCCCATGCGCCTGGGACCAAATGGCAATGATCTCGTGGCCTGGGCCACCGACAATGGTGGAGCCGGTGCAGGGACGGGACTGTTTGCAGGCGATGGTCTCACAACCAGTTCAGCATACGCCGCTGTGTTCTATCCCAGTTGCCAGACCACAGATCTAGGTGGTAGTGCTGTGGTCACAGCACCAAGTCACATGATGGTTCGCACTATCATCCGCAGCGACTCAGTGAGCTATCCATGGTTGGCACCAGCTGGTACACGTCGTGGTGTGATTGACAATGCTGCCAGAATCGGGTATATCAACTCTGCCACAGGTGAATTCAACACCATTGGTAACAATCAAGGGCTGCGTGATGTTGAATACTTGAACAACATAAACCCAATCACATTTATTCCGGGTGTGGGCATCACAAACTTTGGTAACAAGACCATATATGGCCAGGCATCTGCGCTGGATCGTATCAATGTGGCACGATTGGTTGCGTTCATGCGCGGCAGATTGGAAGAAATTGGCAAGCAATATCTGTTTGAACCCAATGATCAGATCACTAGAAATGAAATCAGCAATGCTGTGAATGGATTGTGTATCGATCTTGTGGCCAAGCGTGGTATCTATGACTTCTTGGTAGTATGTGATGATTCAAACAACACACCTGCTAGAATTGATGCCAACGAGCTGTGGGTTGATATCGCTATTGAACCTGTTAAGGCTGTGGAATTCATCTACATTCCGTTACGCCTCCAGAACACAGGTTCCATTGCCAATGCAGCCAGCGCCACCGCAACCAGCATCTAACGGCACCGTTAGAACAGAAAAAGGGGTGGAAACACCCCTTTTCTTTTGGCCTCGATCGAGGTAAATAACTGCATAGGAGATTACAAATATGGCCGTTGCATCATTAACAAGAATGACAGTGCCCTTGGCAAGCGATCAAAGCGCGAGCAACCAAGGCTTGCTCATGCCCAAACTCAGCTATCGCTT